TATGGATAGTCGCTTAGAAGCCGCGGAGGAATCTATGAAAGGTAAAAATAAACCTTATCTTTTAATAGATGGTCGTATGGGTGCGGAGGAATATCATCAGTTTACATTTAGAAAACCAACTCTTAAAGAATATAAGAGAACATGGTATTCTGATGCAGATGCTGAAGATGAACCCTGTAATGCTAAAGCGACTTCCTACTGTTCTAATATGAGTGGAGCTTTTATAGCTAATACTATAAAGAAAACGTTAAATGATGAGGACTATCCTAAGCAATTTTTCTTCACATTTCCAGCTTTAATTGTTGGAAAACCGAAATAATTATTGTATATTAGATAGTCGTTATTTAACAAAAACATTGAAATTATCAAGAGTCAATAACTGAGTTCATAACTCCTGTGGATATCCGACCCGACGGTTCACAGGGAGAACATATGTGAGACTCTTGATATTTCAGAAACGGAGCAAAATGGTACTAAAAGTAGCAAAGAGAAAAGCTGTTTCTCAAAATCCAAGTACGCTATTAATGTATGGCCCTCCCAAAATAGGTAAAACTACAATGTTATCCAGTCTAGACAAATGTCTTATTATTGATACAGAGTCTGGTTCTAATATGGTAGAAGGTCATATACTTAATGCTAATAATCGTAAAGAGTTAATAGATATATTAAAACAAGCACGTGAAGGACACGAGTTTAAATATATAGCTATTGATACTATCGATAAAGTAGTACAATGGGCAGAAGCAGCAGTATGTGAAGAAAATAGTGTTCAAGCTTTAGCTGACCTACCTTTCGGAAAAGGTTGGGGATTAGCACGTGATAAAGTTATGAATACTATACATGCGTTTAAAGACGTATGCGACCATCTTATTATAGTTGGTCATAGAAAGACAGCTAAAGCAGTAGTAGAAGGACAAGCAACAGTAGAGCCTGAAAGTCTTGATATTACTGGACGCTTAAAGAACATGATAATGTCAGATAGTGATGCAATAGGCTACGTATTTAGAGACGAAAATGAAAAATTAATGATTTCATTCAAATCGGACGATGCTTTAGAAGCAGGTTCAAGAAGTCCTCATTTACGTGGTAAAATATTACCATTTGATTGGAAAAACATATATAAAAAGGAGGCTAAATAATATGGCATTATTTAAACCTGAAAATACAAGTGGTAGTAACTTTAGTGGAATATGTCCATGTACTATAGTGGATATAGAAGATAAATCAGCAGATTTTGAATGGGCTGATATATATCTTTCAGTAAAGTTATTACAAGATGGAAGTAAATACACTAGAAATGCTAATATTGTTGGTGGTTTTGAAAAAGAACCAAATGGCAATGTTACAGGTGGTAGTGTAATCAAAAGAATGTACGCATTCTTCGCAGCAATCAATTGTGATGCTGGTATTAATATAAAAGGTGAGTGGGAAGATGCTCAAGGTAATAAAATAGATAGTATTGCTGATTATTTAAATCAATATACAACTGATTGGGATGGAGACACTCCTGGTTCAAATGGTAAATATCTAGCTTATTTCTATAAAGCAGCACCTAAGAAACCTGGTAAGCAAGCTTATAATGTTGCTCACTATAAAATCTATCCTAATGGTGGAAATTGCAAAGAGCAATTACAAAAGGATATAGATTGGATGAAATCTAGAGGCTATATTAAAGAAGATACAGGTGAAGCTCAACCTGTTAATTCTGTAGATAGTAATGAACTAGGTTCATTGGCATTAGATAATCTATAATGCAATATGTTGAGATAGCACAAGGTACACCATTCAATAGAGGAATGCTAATACCTAAAAATGAATTATTCCAATATATTGATATGAATAGCACGTTATATCGTTCTGCTTATACATATAATGAAGAAGCTGTAGAGTTCGCTAAAAAGAATGGACACACGCTAAAGAATTATTATGGAGAACGTAGTATTGATAAAGTGTTAATTGATATTGATAAACAGGATAATACAGACGAGCATACTCTCAACTTAGCACGTAGTATTGTATTTGATTTAGAGGAGTTAGGCTGTACTCATAAAAGTATGCAACCTTATTTTTCAGGAAGTGGATATCATATCGTTTTAAGTAATGATTGTTTTGAATTTCCAACATCAACAGACTTGCCATATATTGTCAAGAATACGATGAAGAAATTATTTCCACATGCTGATTATATGGTGTATATTCGTACTGCATTGTACAGAGTACAGCACACTCTAAATCAAAAAACTAATTTGTATAAGATACCTTTAACTATAAAAGAGATAATGAATGAAAAAGCAGAATCTATCATAGAGCTTGCAAAAAAGCCAAGAATAGAGTTCCCGTATCAGTCTTTATTAGGAGAAGGAGAATTATCAGAGTACGTGCAAACTAACGTTCCAAAGATAGATGCATTAAATAAAGTTAGAGAACCGTTGACAATAGTACCTTGTGTGCAGCAAATGCTTATGCAAGGTCCACAAGATGGTTGTAGAAATACAACAGCCATGCGTATTGTCAGTCACTTAAGACGAAATGGCGTACCTAGTTATTATGCAAAAGCTGTTCTAACGGAATGGAATAAAAATCAGCTAAATAAAGAAGTTTTAAATGGTATAGTTGAACGTGTTTATAATGCAGGTTATCAATACGGTTGTAAAGATGAAATAATGGAAAAGCATTGTAAAACTAAATGTATACATTTTCAACGTAAAGACTATATGATTGAAACAGCATCAGTAGAAACTCTACAAGCTAAATTAAAAGAAAGGTTAACAACTGACTTTAGTGGTCGAACTATAAATCTTTCAAAAGCTTTGGGTATGAATCACGTTGATTGTGATATATATCCTGGTGAACTTATTACTGTATTTGGGCGAACAGGCTCAAATAAAAGTACATTTGTTCAAAATTTAGCTTTAGGAGTAGATTTTGCAACTAATTCTATCAATCCTGAATGGCAAGTACCAACACTATTTCTTTCATTAGAATTAGCAGATTGGTATATGCATAGAAGAGGATTGCAAATTGTATCTGGCTTAAATAAAGAGCAGGTAAATGATAATTTTGAAGGCGTGTTTGAAAAGCATAAAGATGATTTAGCTCACATCACGTTTCAAACAATATCACCTACTATAGACCAAATACAGCAAAAGATAAAAGAGTTGCAACCATCACTAGTAATAGTAGATTATATCGATTTAATAGATACACGTGGTAATGGAAGAAGTGAACATGAGAAAATTAAATATATTTCTCATAGCTTATCTAATATCGCAGTTAATATGGATGTAATTATTATACAAGTATCTCAAGTTGGCAGAGAACATAGTAAATCAAATGAGCTGACATTATATTCAGCCAAAGGCTCTGGAGCCATAGAGAATGCTAGTAGAAAAGTTATTTCAGTTGATGGACAAGCTGATAACCCTAAGAAAACAATAAAGATGCTCAAAAATACAGACGGCGACTCCAATTGGGAGTGCGATGTAGAATGGACAGAAAGTTTTAGACTTAGGAGAACATATGAATAAAATCATGAACTTCTTGGTTGAGATAAACTTGACACTTAACTGCTTTTATATTAGATTGTTTAAAATATTCTTAATAGGAATTACGTCTATAAACAATGAAATAGGAAGCTCAACATCTTTAACAATTCAAATATATAAATTACGTTTTACATTTATATTTGGAGTAAACAAAGATAACATCTTAAGTGGTCATGGTATATCGTAAACCAACAAGACAAACAAAGGTAATTTCTGAATGGCAACAAAAGTTTCAAAAGAAACTTAAAAAGCTACATGGAAATCATTGGAGAAATGTATTTCATAGACTTATGAAAAAATCATCTACTTTAAAAACTACTCTAAAAAGACGTAGTAAAGAATATGAAGTAGAATTTTGCATGAGTCTTAAAGAAATACGTGATATCCTATTAAAAGAATATGGTCGCAAATGTAGATATTGTGTTAACAAACTCAATATTAATAATATGGTTTGCGACCATATTATTCCACTTAGCTTAGGAGGCGATTCTACAGCAGGAAATCTGCAAATGATATGTGATAGATGTAACCGTAGAAAAGGTCCATTGACACATAATCAATTTGCAAGTTTATTAAGATTCTTAAGTAAAATTGCTAAGCCAGCTCAGGATTACATATTACGTAAACTTTCAAAATCAGATGTAATGGGAGGATAAATGAAAAAACAAATCATAAACTATGTAGTATTAATTATAATTGCAGTAGCAGCTAACTACCCTATTTATAAAGACTTGCAGGAGTCAGTTAAAGTAGCTCAATCAACTATAAGCAATGCTATGTCAGTTGTATCACAAATAGATAAAAATGTTAATAACTTTAAAACTAAAGTTGATAGCTTAGAAAATAATTTGTTAAAATTGTATGTACGCACTGATATATCTAAAGCAGAATTATTAGCTGAATTAGATAGTACATTAAGAACATTAGAACATATGCAATTTGAAACACACGCTATAAATAAAAGAGTAAGTAAGATTGCACAAAATGCAATAAAGGAGCAGTTTGAAGAAAAAGAAGACATCTTTAAACAACCAATTCCAGGATTGCCTGGATTTTAAATAAACAATTAATGAGAGAGTGTTGTAACTGCGAAGTCAACAAGGCATATGAAGCGTCTTAAATCCTTTCTTTGCTGATAAGGCCTGTTAAGCTCTCTCATTAATATTAACAAAAGGAATAAAATGGAAGTAGATAATGGACACAATGCTATTACAAAAATACAAGAGTATTTTGATAGCAAATTAAATAAAAAAATGTTTAATGATAATAGTAATTTTGATATAGATTTAAAGTTTGGACAAGTCTATGAAAAAGCTTTAGCATTAATCCTTCAAGATAAAACAATTGAAGTTAAAACTGAAAGAGATACATGGAAAAAGACAGGTAATATTGCTATTGAATTACATAATCATGCTAGTAATAAACCAAGTGGTTTATCAGTAACTAAAGCAGATTTTTGGGCTACAATATTAGTAGATAATTTCAATATTAAAAGCATACATATTTTACCAGTATCTGATTTAAAAACACGTGTTAAAGATATAGTTCGCAATGGTAATGGTCGCATAGTAATGGGAGGTGATTACAATTGTAGTGAAATGGCTTTAATACCAATAGAGGAGATATTTGGATGCACCCAGTAATTAAATATTTACAAACAAACCCAATACATTCTAAAGAAGGTAAAACTAGATGGTATTCTATTGCAGGAAGTAAGCAATGGGTTCCATCTGTGACATCAATATTATCAGCTGCTGGTAAAGGAGAGTTCTTTCATAAATGGCTAGCTAATCAAGGAAGTTGGGATAATGCTTGTAAAGTTAGAGATGAAGCAGCTAAACGTGGTACTATTGTACATGAAATATGTGAAGATTTACTTAATGGAGAAGAAGTTATATTAGATGCTGGTCCAGAAATAGTAAAAAGAGTAATGTGTTTAGAACAATGGTATAATGATTATGCACCTGAAGTAATAATGCAAGAGGTAATGTTAGCATTTCCTGGAGTAAGATTCGCAGGTAGATTTGATATATTAGCACGTATTGATAATAAGAATGTATTAATAGATATTAAAACAGGTGGTCATTATAAATCACATGATTTACAAGCTACAATGTATAAAATACTATGGGATACTATAGTAGAAGATACAGGAGCAGGAAGTGAATATATGATTGATGAAATATATGGATTATATCTTAATGATAAATGGAAAAAGAAGCCTAATCCAACATTTAAACAATTAAAATTTCTTCCAAATGTAGTTGAAGGTTGTGTAGATTTGTGGTACTGGTTAAATAGTGATTACAGAGGAAATAATCCACGCCCAAAAGAGAGCATGAAGTTACCAAGTAATTTTAAGCTAGGGCTTAAAGAAACTGAAATAGAAAACTTATTATAAGGAGCAAATAAAATGAGTAAAAATTATAGGTATTTAGGAAAAGAAAGAAGGTATAATGTTATGCCAGCAGAATCAATAAAAGAAGCAAATAGAAATAATAAAGGTCCAAAGCCTGTATATGCTGAAGAATATAGAGGGATGTCTTTTCAAGATAAAGTTAAGACAGCTGCTTTAAAAGCATCAGACAATGGAAGATGTTGGTGGATATACGACCATATTATGAGAAGCACATTGCAAAGGATGTCGTAATTATGGGCTTGCAAGATATAATACTGCAAAAAGTATTAAAGATAGTTGACAATACTATAGGAAAGAAGTTTAAAATTGTCGATGACCTAACAGACCTCATACAGGGGTCTGAAGGTCGTCTTGATAAACTTGAAGAAAGAATTGAAAAATTGGAGCAGAAAAATGGAGATTAAACATTATAATGCAATAGCTAAAATAGTAGGCGGAAATCTTCTTGGAAATAATAATTTAGAAATGTTAATTAATAGCTTATCTAAATACTTTGAATCAGAAGATGAAAACTTTAATAAACACGAATTTAGAGCAGCGTGCTTAAATGGGCATAATATGGAAGGTAGTGAAGAAATAGATACTACCCACACTGACGATGAGATATCGCTTGTAAGGGTAGAAAAAACGCCTTATACATGAAAGCCTAGAGAAAGCTCAGTTGGAGAACGAATAAATGAAGATTTTAAAATTGCTATGGCTAAAATGTCTACAATAGTAGGCAGGAACTATGGAAAACCTAAAAATAAATGAGTCTTCAGTTAATCGAAAACAAAGGTAAAGAAAACTTTACATGCAAAATGTGTAAAAAAATGTACAATCTACAATTAAGTTACAGGATACAAAGCACGCAATATGTGTCAGATTGGATACCGCCAATATTGTATCCTGTATGTAGACATTGCACATATAGAGAAAATTATGGAAGTAAACACGTAAAACAATACATGAAGGAGAAAACGCTAGATGGCTAAGAAGAAAACCAAAATGACAACAGGAGAAGCAGTAAAAGTTATTGCTACTGAAATGAAACAAATGAAAATGGCGATAGGCAGACTAGATATGATTGTTCAAGATTATATAGCTTTATTTGAACGTTATATTGAGCATACATCAGACGGTGATGAGTTTGTAGAGAAAATGAAAGCGCTAATAGAGGAGAAAGTAAATGAACAGCAAGAAAATGAACAAGCTGATGGACGTGATACTGACGGAGATAGCAAAGACGAGAGAGTCGGGGCAGAAGGAGTACGCGCACAAGAAGGATAATGTATTCGCAAACTTTGAACGTATTGGTGATGCATTAAATATCAGTCGTGAAAAAGTATTGATGATATATCTATTAAAACACGTAGATGGCATTAAAGCTTACGTTAATGGATATAAATCGCAAAGAGAAGATGTACGAGGTAGAATTACAGATATAATCGTATATTTAATGCTGCTTTGGGGTATGGTAGAAGATTCTTAACGATACTCACCGCAGCATGCGATTATTCATCATTAAACCCAAATGGAGATAAGCCACCGCCAGGTGTAGGTGGCAATTCTCTTTCCCCTGATTCTATTTCTGCTTGTAAACCTGTTCCTTTTCTTTGTAATTGTAATAACGGAAATCCACTAGTCTTTTCCATTATACGTATTGGATTATCAACAAGATTACCAGGTCCAACTAAATCACGTGCTACTCTTCCAAATGGGAACATAGTCCAAATATAATATTTACTAATTTTAGACCAATCATCATCTACCATAGCTCTCATAGATGTAGGCAACAGCCGAAGGATGGGAGGAGTTACCATCTGCAACGGAGCAAGTTGTTTCGGCCATTGCCCAAAGAATGCTCTATCTCTTTCTTTTTCATTACCAAATACCCAATCAGCAGTATCTTGCATCCAGTTATATGGAGCAGGTAAAGCAGTCTCAAATATTGAGTAAGCAAACATATTAGCTAATGCAAAAGTAAACATATCTATTTGCATAGTTCTAGCATATCTATCAAACGCTTCCGAACCAGGACGTAAGCCATATATTTTTGCTTGTCTATAAACGTCATTTCTAAATCTTACAGAGTTCCACGACCATAATTGAAAACGTGTCATAACCTTACCAAGAGCAGTACGTGCAAATGCAGGTCTAAATGGAGCTGAATATAAGAATTGTGTAGCTTGTACACCTTTTTTAGCTTGTTCTACTAAGAATGGATGTTTAGGGTCTTTAATAGCGCCACCATATCTTTGCCATGCTTGAATATAATGCGCCATAAAAGCATCTCTACGTATCATTTTCTCAGGAACAGTCATAAATTTAGCAGCAAATTGTGTTATTTTATCTTTAACACCATATTGCTTAGCAATTTCTTTTAATGAAGTTTCAGACATTTCAGGTTGTCTAGCAAGCTTTTTAGCTACATCTTCAATAAATTCTCTATTTTTACCTTGACGTATTTCTTTATTTAAACCTGCTTCATAAATCATATATTCAGGATATACACCTGATTCAATTACAAATTCCATTACATCTTCCATGGATTTCCATTTAGAATTAATGTTTTGTCTTAACCATTCTATATTACGTGAATTACGCCAATTAGTCCAACCTGCAGATTCAACCGTATGCATAGTACCACCAAACACGTTAGTAATAGCAGACTTAGGATGCGCTAATAGTGCAGCCATTTCAAATTGCCCTTCAAGATTAGACCAATGTCTTAGTTGTTGCATATCAACACCACGCATTTCTTTTGGCAAATCTTTATTCCCTATTCCAAATGCATCTAATGCTTTATTAATTCTTTTTTCAACATTACTATCAGCCCACCACGCATATGGAGTTCCACGTAATTTCATAGTAGGGTCATTTAAATATGTTTCAGGTATTACAGTAGGGTTACCAATAGCATCTTGTACATATAGTTGCATAAACTTTTGCCATGCTACAGCTTGCTTTTCACCCCAGATTGGTTTCATTTTACCATACATTTCTTGCATAATATTACGTGATAATATTTGAGATAGCTGTCTATAATACGTATTAACAATAGCACGTGAATAAGCTTCAGGTGCTGATGCATCAATTGACCATCCAGGAATATGTGAAATTCTACTGTTCATATTTCCAGCTTTAGTTAAGTCAACAGGCCATTTTACTTGTTCTTTTTTAGCAGCTCTAGATTCAGCTATTTCATCCATAATTCTATCATGGTTAGCCCAGTCTTCTACTTCTTTAAATTGCCAATCACCTGTTAAAGTATGATTTTTATATATTACTTTTTTAACTTCATTATCACGTTTAGCTCTTGCTTTTTTAGGGTCTGCATCAAACTCTGATAACGGCGTTTCATAGATTTTTTTCATTAATCTTTTCATACCTTCACCAGCCATTTTTTTATTAAAATGCATATGTGGAAAGTAATAATCAAAAGAACCACGCCATTTACCTGTTGGTTCAATAGGCTTAGATTTTAAAGCTTGTGCATATTCAGGAGTACCTTTAGCCATGTCTATCATTAATGAACGTGATAATACTCTAAGGTTGTCAACACCTATTTTAGTAGTAACATTTTCACCTTTACGCCAAGAGTCTAATAGAAATTTGCTAAATCGTTTATTATCAATAATAGGAGATTTTTTATCTCCACCATAATAACCTTTAATCATTTTATTCTTTTCTAGCCAATTTTCTTCACCTCTAATAAATTTATGCATTTCTTCAAAATAGCTAGTGTATTCTTTATTGATACGGTCTACAATTTCTCTACCTGTTAATTCAACACGTTTACCTTCTATTTGCACTTGATAAGTTTTATTTAATTTTTCACCATGGAATTTTAAGACATCATTATATCTGTCACGATATTCTACTAAGTGTATTTTATCTTCAACACTTAATGATTTTAAAGACTCCCAACCTTTATACTCTCTTTCACGTACTGCTATTTGACGTAATGTTTCACCATCTTTTATAGAATTAGAAAATAATAGTTTTTCTTTTAACAGTTTAACATATGCGTCACCAGTTTCAGAAGCACCATCCATAGTACGAGCTATCCAACGTTGTACCATATCTACGTATTGAGTAGGTCGCATTACTTTACCAGTTAATATTCTGCCACCTTGTGCAAGATATAAACCATTTTCTTCCATAAGACGTATATCATCTTTCATTAACTCTCTATTGATAGTTTTAGGAAATAACCAATAATGCCTTTTAGCTAGCTCTGTTGGGCTATCTTTCCCCCATATTTGCTGCCAAATAGTTCCAGTTTTAACATCTTTAAACCATCTGTTTAATATATTATAATCATTTAAATTTAATACATTAATATCTTTACCTAACAAACTTCTTACTACACCGTTAAATTCTTGTTGAAATTTTTGATTTTCACCTTTAATGTAAGATAGTAATTTAGTAACAGGAGCACGTAATGTTGGAGACAAGTCATTTAATTCAACACCTTCTTTTAATCCTTCAAAGCCTGTTGTTCGTTCAATTGTTTCAGATACCCCTTGTTCAAAGAAGTCTGTTCCAGTTTCTTTTTTAATTGTTTCTCTAATATTTTCTGCAACATTTTGAGCACTTTTAATTTGCTCTGATGTAGGAGCTTTCCAAGGTTCGCTAAAGAAGTGAGTAATGGCACCTGCATAGTTAATAGCTGACTTTCCAGAAGACAACGCTTCAGAGTTCCATCCTAATTTTGACATCGATGTACCTGCAGCTAACCCTTTCATGTAACTAATCATATCACGCATTAAAGGGTCGTTAGTATCTAGTTTCTTTTCCAATTGAGCAATCCCGCTTAAATTACCACGTTTATATGTGCCAAGAAATAAGTAATCTAGCATTTCTGATTGTTTTTTACTTAATTTATTATCTTTTCTAAATTTACGTATTGCAACATCTATTTCTGCCCTGTCAATAGTAGATGATATTTTTTCTTTAACAGTTTTCCATTCTTCAGGAATTAAACTTTGTAACTTACTATCTTTCATCCATTTTTTAATTTCTTTAACCATTTCAGGAGTAAAAGTATTAAAGTCTACGTTGCCTGTATTTTTACGCTGATGAGCCATCAAATAGCTTTTGTCTTTTAAACTTTCAGCAAATCTATGTAGCTTAGGAATTATTTGTAATTCTGCTTGTGACATATTACGTGCTAAATCTGATATAACTTTAAATGTTGCCATGTCATTTATATCATTAATAAAATAATCTTCAGCTTTTAATGCTATTTCAGATAATATTCTTTCGCGTGCAGCTGTAATATCTTCATTATTGCCTTTTTTTGTAGCATCAATTAACTTTTTCTTAATTGTTAAACCTTTAATAGCTTCGTTAAAAACAACTTCATCTCTAGCAATTTCTCTACGTCTTTTAGGATTCCATAGGTCAAAACCAAATTCTATTTTTTCACCTTTATTAACAGTAGTTCTACTTTTATCGATAGTAAATATTGCTCTTACCATCTCTTTACTTTCAGGAACAGAAAACGAGCTTCTACCTAATAGTTCTTTTAAATATTTATATCTAGGACTAGCTACTTCTTCATTAATACGGTTATACATCTCTAATACAGCTTTTGCATCCATCCTGCCAATTGCATTATCACTCCAATCTAATGGATTTAACTTTTCGCCTACTTTAACTAGGAAGTTATTACGTTGTTCTAATGGTAAGTCATATACAGCTTCTCCCATAGAACGTATTTCATCCATTGTATACCGTCTACCTTCAGTATAATTTCTACCCCAATACGCTTTATTTAAGTTATTAATAGTTGCGTATTTACCCTTCTTTAAATCCCAAGCATTTAAATCTTTTAAAGTAATACCTTTTGCTTTTTTACCTGTTTTAGGATTTACTATATCTACGGTAAAATGAGCATTGTGTAATGTCTTAAACCAGTAATCAGGCGACTTAAGCCCTAATTCATCCATAGGGTCAGAAGAAAAGGCTACCTGGGCTCTACCTATCTCTTGAGCTAGTTTTCGCCATTTAGAGTCCTTTCTTGGCTTTATAATGACCTTATACTCTGTAGACTGATATTTACCTAACGCTTCGTTCCATTTACCTTTTTTATATATAGTAAAATTATCACTTGTAGCTTTTTCACTTTGTCCACCACCTAACATAGCATGTAATTGTTGCATCATTTGTTTAGGCACTACAGCACTACTTCCCATCTGAGCCCTACCTCTACTAGCCGCTTCTGATATTCTATTACGTTCATGTAATGAATACATAGCACCTCTAGAGTTAAGTAATTTACGCTCTTCAGGTTTAAATTCTTTTGTCGTAGTAAGTAAATCTTGATACGTTTTAATTTTTGGGTCTAATCCTAATTCTTTTCTTAATTCGGCAGGAATTTCTGACATTTTATTGTCACCAACATATCGTTTACCATTTTTAGTATAATAAAATTCTTCTTTATTAGCTTCAAATCCTTCACGCCATGCTTTTTTAAATCCTTTTTTCTCGCCACCAAAATAAATATGTGCCTCATCACCATCTAAATCAGCTCCACCTAGCGCTCTCATAGTTCTAGAATGTAACAATGTGCCATATCCTTCTCTACCAGTAAAGCCTCTAAAGGTTAATCCATGTGCACCAGACACAGAATCCATTGGAACACGTAATGCTAATGTTTCAAATATTTCAGGGGCAACATCTTTATATGTACCTTTACGACCTTCCCATAGCTCGCCTAAAGTAACAATACCTTTTTTACCATATCCAGAAATTCCAGTATCTATCTTCATTTGTTTGTAACCGTTATCTAAAAAGAATAATCTATCATTAGCATTTAGTTCTTTTAATCTAGGATTAGCGCCATCTAAATCCATTTGTAAAGCTTTATCATAAGGTCTCATTCTAGCTATAGCAGAGTTAGCCATAACAGGACGTGTTGCTTCTCTTACAACAAAGTTTCTAATAACTTGCATTCTATAATTACGTACATCTTTATCAAATAACATAGCATCAACAGAGTTTTTAGCTGATTTTGGATTTAGCTTTCTCCATTCTTTAGATGCTTTTAATTTCTTTTGATATGAAACATTTTCTGCATTTATTTCAAACATTGCATTTTGATATTCCATTTCATTAATTTCACCTTCACGATAATCTGCTTCTAATATTTCTTTATTCTTTGTTAGCATGTAATCATATAATCGCTCAGCAAACAAATTATTGCCAGGTCTTCTAATACCTTCTATCATTTGCTCTATACCAAGGTTTTCAATATTTTTAATAATACTATTAATCTTTTGTTTTTTACCATTAGCATCAAGTTTTAAATAATCTATATATTCTTTATTAGCTTTTGCTTCTCCAGTAAACCTGTTATCCATTAAACTATTTAGCATATCTTTAATAGTTTCATTTTTAAATGGAGTTTGACTATTGTTCATTAACGAGCCTAACATTTGCTTAACAGCACGTGTCCATTTAGTCATATGCACATCACTTTTAACAGAATAGTTATATTTAATATGTGATAAATCTAAATCATATATTTCAGAACCTAATAAATCTAATCCTTTAGTTTTTGTTACTTTATAATCGCCCATTTTACGTAATCCTATTTGCTTTGCAGCAGAGGATTGTACAATAAAGTTAATACCAGCATCTCTCATGTATTTAGACATAGCATTTCCAGCATCATGCATCATATACTTGCCAAGCAACGCACCATATTGTGCATTAGGAGATACTATAAAAGACTTGTTTTGAACGTGATGTTCAGGCATACCAGCATCTGCATTTAAAGCACGTAATGTTCTACCCTCAGTAATAATAACACCATCAATATGCTCACCTAATTCAGTAGATTTACGTGTTATATCTGAAGAATATAACGGGTCTTTATCCATTTTATTACGTATAGATTGAGGTAAGTCTTCAGCTAATATATAACGTGCTTTACCATCAGTTAGCTTAACATTATTACCTTTTTCAGTTTTATAATTCTTAATAAATGTAGGGTCACCTGCATACCCATTGTTTAGCCATATTTGAGAACGTTTATTAAAACCTTTAGAATTTTGTATCCAATCACCTTTACCAGAAAACATCATTTTAGCACTAGCTCTAATAGCTGTAGGAGTAGAAACGTCAAGCCCATTTAATTGTAGGTCGTATAATAGATTAGACATATACGCTTTATCGTGAATAACTTTTAATGTTTTTTTATCAAAACCTGCTAATCTGTTATAGTCTCTTTGAAAACTTTTAAGCATTCTATTTGCATCATTAGACATGCCACCCATTTTTTGTATTTCTTTTAGCAACCCTGCCGACAATGATTCATTAGTTTTAGGATTATATTTAGCAAAATACATTCTATCTGAATCTCCACGACCACTAAATAAATAATACTCTTTTTGATTCATTTGTTTAAATATATTAGCTTTAAACTCATTAAATTGTCTTTGAGCTAAAGCTCTAGCTAGCTCTGGAGACTTGCCTTTAAATCTTAAATCACGTTCTATCTTATCTTGATATCGCATCATTTCCATATCCACTGTTCTACCGTCTTTATCTTTTAACGTAATATGGTCTGCAATAGCTATAGGCCTATCCGACTTGCCACCTGCTTTTTTATAAATTTCTTGAATTAATTTTAATGGCTCATAATTCCTTTTAGGAACTCCTGAAGATGTATATGGAACAGATACTTCTCCATCTTTACCTCTTTTAAGTAAAAAGTTTATATTTCCATCTTTAATACCAATATACTCTACTTGTGCATCTAATATTTGCCTTGACATCCACTGTCGTAATTGGCCTTTAGCCTCTGTGTTAAGAGTTATATCAACATTATTCTTTTTAGCATATGACTTTACCCAACTTACTAATTCTTCAGAACGGTTAATTTTGTCAACCCTTGCTAAATCAGATAACTCTGCCATTTTAAATACTAATTGCCCTGCTATTTGATTTTTTCTAGCTCCAGGAGACAGCGCAGTATCATACATGCTTTCTAAATGCTTGCCAACAAACTGAACTGCAGTGATAGTCGGTTGCATTGTAATACCAGGACTAGTGTCACCTGTATTCGCTTCTTCTACAAAAGGCTTAGCCATTAACACTTTGCCATCAACTTTATCTACAAATGAAATATCACGTGTTCCTGTATATATCTTTAATTCTTTTTCTAATTCACCAAGTTCTAAATATAAATCGCTAATATCAGTTTCTAATTTAATACGTTCAATAGTCTTCTCTTTAACCTTAGCTATTTGTTCTCCAACAACTAAATCAGTTAATTGAGCTTCGCCTAGTTCAATAGTCTCTTCAATATCTTCTACTCGTTTTTTAGTATTTTCAATAGTAGTTTCAAGTAATTGTTCACCTCGTTCTTTTGCGCTTTTGATTTCTGCAGCTTCTTTCTTAGTAGGAGCTACTTCTACACCTTCAAAATGCCTATTTAAGAACGATTCCATAGCATTCTCGCCACTTTTACTGATTTCTCGACTTCCTATACCAGCCCAGTTTTTTGGGGGCTTAGGAGGCTCAACAACTTCTTCGAATCTTCCTAGTGTACGATTGTATTTATGCCATCTATTTGTAATTGCTCCTTGATGTTTATCTTTAGAACTGTTATCAAATACGTAAACATCTTTTTTATTACGTATAGCCATATCAACACCCCAACCAGTACCACCATCAACAGCTTTCATAGTTAGTTTACCTTGACGCAGAATAGGTGCTACAGCATATACAGCATCTGTGTTATTTACAATAGACCAATTACGCCTAATTAAATTATATACGTATTCAGACATTTTATCTACAGGCCTATCTAAGCTTTCGCTTGACTTAGCAACTTCTGTATTTGCTCTTTCTAATTCTACTTCACTTAACTTTCTTGGCAATCCTTTGTTAAGCATAGCTTGTGCTTGATGTTTACCAAATGTAAAGTTAAATACAGGTATTCCTAATTTAGACGCTGCATTAGCCCATGCCCTATCAGCACCCTCAGCGCCACCACTAGCCATACGTGTTATAAACCTATCTAAAAAACCTTTTTTATAACGTAATACAGGCTCTCCTGCTGCGCCTATTACTTGCTCTACTTCATAACCTTCTATTTCTGCAGGAATATCTTCTAAGTTTTTAGGTTTAATATCTTTCCCAAGCATAGCATTCATCAATGCTCTTTCTTCAGGAGTTGCATAGCCCTTAAAATCAGTACCAGGAATACCTTTAGAGGCATATTGTTTTGTTAGTTTTTGTACTTCAGGAGGCAATTCTGCAAATTCAGGATGTAATTCAGGCAACATTTTTTCTTGCATTTCAGGATTAGTTTTAGCCAACTCTTCCATCTTGCCTAACATTTTACGTGCTCCCTTTTCAGTCCATGGACGTTCTGACTTTCCAAAGTAAGCACCCATCACGTATTCATATATTTGTTCTGGAGTAGTAGCGCCTCTCATAGTAGATGGTAAACCCATAAACAACGAACCTGAAATACCACGTATAACTTTATTAGATGCTTCAGAACCTGTTAATGCTAAATTACCAATAGACCTAAACACTCCTCCAGCCATAGCTCCATGTGTAAATGAATGCATCATTTCATCTACACCACCCTGCCATGACGATATAGCAGAAGCAGCTCCTAAATGAAATGCTCCTTCCATAATATGACGTGCTTGATTACCTGTTAAAAATCCCATAACATCTTGGGCTGCACCAGCGTGTCCAGTAGATGCCATTTTAAATACAGGTTTTGCAATTTCTTTTGCTTTTGTAGTAAGAAATTTAGCTCCTGCCATAGGAACTGATTTATCATTTAATGCTGCGGCTGTTTTTGCTAACTTAGATAATCCAACAGAACCTGTTAATTTATAACCAAAGTTAAATGGAGTAGCCATAATACCAGGAGCAAATCCTGCAAGATGTCCTAAGTTTCTAAATATTTGTTCGTATTCATTATCTGCAGGCTCCATAAGATTTAACGTGGTAAATCCTTCAAAGAATCCAGCGCCTGCTTGTTTAAATGCATCAACTAAATCAAACTCACCTTCATAAAAAGGTAAATTGTGATGAGCGGCATGTTGTCTAATATTATTTAAATCAGAAGATGTAAAAAATTCAGGACTACTATTATATTGTTTAATAGCATCACGTGTTTGTGTATTGTCCCACGTAGGTTGGAATTGTTGTTCCTGACCAACAGCAGTTTGCTCCTCTGGCTGTGGCTGTCCCACATTATATGGGGTAAATAATGACATTACTCCTCCTTATCGGTTAGCTTTTTGCCAATCACTCATTGCATTTTTAATTTCTATCATACTCATACCCATGCCCATAATAGCTCCAATTACATCTCCCATTGGTAAAGTAGGTCCATCAGCCATTGCAGCCAATCCAACTTTACCAGCAATTGTAGGCGCTGATTGTGCTAAACGTTTTAAAACATATTTACCCATTGACATGCCAGCTGCACTAGCACCAATACCTTTACCAACAGCAGCTCCTTCGTCGCCTCCAACAAATCCGCCAATTGCACCGCCAGCTGTACTTGCTAATCCAGGAACCATACCACGTAATAAACCTGGTGACTGAGGCATAAACTTATTTGCTTTTATTTTAGATGTAAAAGTTCCTTCTTTTAATGCTGTTTGATAGCTTTTAATACCTTTGCTTTGTAAGGTATTACGCTTAGACTCTGCTTCTTTTAATATATCTTGAGCAGCCCTAACGTTTTTAGCTTTACCTTTATAGCTTTTTTTAGCTTTTTCATCTTGTAGCATTTTTCTTGCTTCAGAAACTTCATTTCTTGCTTCTGACATATCATTATTATAAAGAAGTCTAGCTTGTTCAATAACACTTTGCGAAGGGGTGTTTGCCATTTGATATCCTGCATAAGCCAGTCCTGGAGAAGCAGCTGCTGCAGTTAATGTTGCACTAGTAGCAATAGGGCTATCTGACATACGTCCAAATAGACCTCTGCTTTTCTTAGGCTGAAATCCTGCATAAAACTGTTGCGACTCAGGACCAGTATAATTCATTAAGTTATTAATATTTTGACTAAAAATTGGATTTTCAGTTAATAATTCTTCAATATCGCTAGTGCCATAACCTTGCGCAGTTAACTTTTTAATTTCACCTTGTAATCTTGCGTCACGTGATTGTACTAAGCTTATCCAATTTTGGTTAAATAAATTATAATCACCACTAGTAATAGATTTACCACCCTTAGTAGCTATATTTTTATATTGTGTCCATGCTTCTGCATGTGTAGGCATTACTGTTTTACCTGTCCAATTTAAATAGCCGCCTGCACTTTCAATAACGCCTTCATCTAACATAAGATTGTTAAAATAATCAGTAATTTCTAAATTATCATAACCAGCAGCATCCATGCCCATTTGCTTCTTTTGCATTTCCATTTTAAAAAGTTGTTCACTTTGGTTAAGTGTACTTTGGTCTTTCTGCATTTGAAATTGTTGTTGCAATCTGTTTTCTTGAGATTGTCTCAAATCATTTTGATTACGTAATTCACTAGCTCTCATTAACAAGTCTGGTATACTTGCTAACGCTGCTGATACTGGTGATTCTTTAATTTCTATTGTTGCCATAATAAATCCTTAATTTATAAATTGCCTGCCATTTTTGCTAATCTATTTACCCATTGGTTGCTATAATCATCACGTAAACTTTCTTTTGTATCTTGGAAACCTTCCCATACATTTTGAGTCGCACCTGTTACTTTTTCAAAAATGTTTTTTCTATTTCTATCTATAGTAGGCTGACCAGTAGTTGCATATCCTCTACGTGATTGAGCTTGCTGGTTTTGCTGTGTTAAGCCCAACAATGAAGTTGTTGCTTCTGTACCATAATCAGATAAAGTATCATGCGCTTTATCTCTTGCTTTTAACTCATCAGCTTCATCATACTCGCCCATCATAGCTACTTGAGCATCAATATTTTTATTACTCCATTCAAAGTCAGATTCAAATTTCATAACATCACCAAATATTCTTTTCTTCTCTTCTTCGCTCATTGATGCAAAATCTAAATCTTTACCATGTAAATCAGCTAAACCTGCAGTTCTATTTGGGTTATCTATATAACCTTGTTTAAGTCCCGCAACATGTTTAGCTTTTTTTTCTGCAGCTATTGCACCAGCATCTTTTCCAAATATACCCCAATGACCTTTACTAGGTCTCCACACAGTGTCTTTATTGTTTGCTGCTATACTTGTTAATATCCCAGTACCTGCTCCGCCAGCAATAGATGCGGTTAAGCCCCATCCTACAGGGTTTGATAATAATAAACCTGTTCCTACTCCAGTTGCAAGACCGCCTAAAGTTGAGCCCCAACTATATTCAGGTAAACCAGTAGATGGATTAATAGTACCACTACCTATTGTTTGCGTGGTAGCTTCTCCTAGTTCTCCATAATTATCAATTAAATATGCTTCGGCAGTATTAACGTGAGACAATTTATTATCTACATAACGTAATTCTGTATCTCCGTTTCTACCTTGTTTTGCTATATAATCATTTAATATCGACATAATTTTCCTATATAATTGGTGGCATGTATTGTTGATGTATATTGCCTTGCGAACTTTCAGGCAATCCAGGTAAATTTAATAATTGTTGATTCAATAACGGATTAGAGCTAGGAGCTACACCGCTAGTTCCAACATTTAACCCACCTAGGTTTGGTACGTAATTTAAAAGACTACGATTAGTAAGTATTGACTGTCCTAATTGAGTGCCTCCTCCAGTAGCTGTAGAAATAGGAGCTATTACACCTCCAACGTTTACAGCAGGTGGAATAGCTAAATTAACTGGAGCAGAACTTAATCTTGGGACACCTGCAGATAATATATTTTGACCTGCTGCTTTACCTCCGCCAGAAACTATTTGACTTGGCATTGAAGCCCACGGTTTATAAGCTGATGATACAGATGGTGTATTTAATGTAACGCCTAAAGATGGGTCTGCTTTTACTTTATCTGCCATGCTTTGTAAACCTAATGGATTTTTTAAATGAGCTGCATATTTATCTGCACCCATTGATATTGCACTAGCGCCTGCAGTTGCTGCTGATGTTATTCCAGATGTTAAAGAGTTTTCTTTTAACATATTCATTACGTCTCTACCTTTAGACTGTAAATATTCAGTTTCAGGCATATTAGTGCCTTTTCTGCCTATTTCAGAACCTGCATAAGAACCTATTCCTGCACCAGCTATAGAAGCCATAGCAGCTAATCCAGGACCAACGCCTGGTATCAAACTTAATAACGCAGGTACGCCGTATTGCCCTAGTAAACCACCTAGCATTCCCCCAAAAGATTGATTGCTTTTTGCATCTGAACCTGCTTGTCCAATCTGTTCAGCACTCTTGTCAATCCGTTGTTGTAAAATTGTATCAAATAAATCTATGTTACCATTGGCCATCTTTAATCCTTGCTTCTTTCTTTAATAATTCCTGCTAATCTTAATTTTACTAATATATTATCTACTTTATCAGAAATTGCTTGCACTTGTGATTGCGTTGGTGTTGTGCTAATTGTCTGATTTAAATTAGTTTCACTTTCTTGTTTTTTCTCTGGAACAAAACTTATCCATTCGCCCTTATATTTTGCATATAATTTAACACCATTACTCGACATATTCAAGCGAAATTCTCCATCGATACCATCTTTTCTTAATGGTTTACCACGTCCTAAACGTATTCTTCTTTGCTTGCCATGTACTAAATCTCTAATATTAAACATTATTTTACCGATTTTACCCTATATATAATACTTATATCATTAATTTCAAACGTAGCATCTGCCGCTCCTGCTATTTTTAATTGAAAAGAATAGCAATTATTAGCGTCACTTCCCATTTTATATTCCGCTCTAGACCATTCAGTATTATCAGACATGGCTGTAACTGTAGTAGTTGAGCTATCGGGTGTTTCGCCATTTACACCATATGTAACTGTAGGAAGAGTATTACTTCCTTTATACGTAATATATACTTTATAAACACGTTTACGTATATTAGGAGAGCCAAAATCAATATCTTTGGTAGTTATATTCATTTCAAGCTCATCATCTCCGTCATTAGCACTTGCTGAATCAGGAGTAATATCCCATTTTTTTATTTTTTCATTTTCATAATCGTAATAAACTAAATCACCATTATAATCATTAATAAAGTTTGATACACCATTTAAATAGCTTATGCTGTCTTGTGTCCCTCTTGACCATGATTGTGTAGTTAGATTATATAGATATAAAAAACCATAAGAATTAAATAAAATTTGTTTACTGCTTGGCACATATCCTGTAGTATTTACAGCATTATTCTGAGTTGTCCAAAAATCTTTCCATACTTGAGGGTCAATAACCTTTTGTCCATCTCTTTCAATTAAATCAATAATTTGAGAGCCGTTGTAAAAATAAGCTCCTTCATTATTAGCCCAAGCAATACCATTATCCGTTGTACAAACTGCTCCTTCATTATTAACACCTTTAAATTTAAACGTGCCTTCTAAATAAGGGTCGCCTTGAGCAATATTGTGTATATATAATACTTGACTATTAAATTGTAGTAACCTATCATTATATGCTGCTAATGCAATAATTTCATCGCCATCGTTTGCAGCAGTTTCTATATAATTGTTTTGAGGAAATTTATCATATTGAAAAGGAACTGACCTCATAATTCTATCTGAAAATTGTGTTGGCTTATCATCAATAGTTTGATTAACATTGCCTGCATACACTATTCCATTTACCACTACAGCTGAGCGATAACTATTTAACATTATTGCATCAGTATGTTCATGCGTATTATGAGCGTAATAAGATAGCAATCTAGGCGGATGTTCAATAACATTGCTACTGCTTCCCCAATCAGGTTTTACATATACATATGCTCCATCATTTGCTTGCCTATGAGCTGTCCAGCCTGCGTATCCATCTCCACCAGAGGTTCTATCCATTCCATAAGCTTTAACGCCTTTATGAAAGTCAATATCAAATAATCTCCATAAATCTGAATAACCATCTTCATTTTCTGCCCAATATATACGTACTCCAGAAATACGTTTATTGCCATTATTTGTACCACTTACTGAAGAAGCTCCAAAATTATATGCATCCACATCACTAGTATTAGACCTATCAAAATTTGCACCAACAAATTTAACTACTGGTGTAAAATATGCAGCAACATCCTGCCCAATAGTGCCATAAGTATCATCGTTTGTAAAATAAATTTCACTTCGTGCACCGACTTGTATATAATCTTTATCTATTACCCCACTTTGATTAAACATCCCAGAATGATACATTCTCATTAACTGAGGAAGACTTTCTTGTGTTCCGTCATCATATACAGTAGTAATGTACAATTTATAACGCGTTGTTGTATTAGGCATCCATGTACCGCTATCATTTGCTCCGTCATCCAACTCTAACCCAACGCCCCAATATTGCCCAGAATTATTTGCGTAAGCATCTGCTGAAGCCAATATACCTGTGTCAACACTTTCATTTGCAAAAGCATATAGAGGTTGGATAGCGCTTGCAGGAGAGTTAGCATATGTATTATCAAATACATTTCCTGCAATTGCATTAATAGCAACTTTGTCCCCGTCAGAATTAGCAGTAGTTTCTGGGAAACAACCTTTTAATTTTGCATCTTGAGAAACTGTTGTTGGTAAATCTTCATGTCCAGTACGTTCACATCCTGCAAAATAGTTTAAATCTGTATTATTAATACCATAAGTTTTTGGAGTTACTATACCAAAATATTTACTTGTATTATTAACTGTATTTGAATAATCTGAAATACGTAAATTACCATTTGATACGTAAAAAGAAGGTGTTGCAGTTTCTCCACCTAAAGAAATTTTAGACGCAGATGCCGCCCATCGGTTAACGCCATGCGCGCTTTTTTGAAATATATTAATTTTTGCTGCATCCCCAACAGGTTCATACAAAGCAATTTGATGACTTCTTGTTTTAATGTTATCCGCTAGTTCTCCTGAAATATTTAAAAAATTATAATCGCTAGACCAACTAAACAATCCAATTCCACTATTGCTTATAAAACCCGTCCCAACAGGAGAGCTTGATAAATTATTAGCATCATGCGTATCCGTAGCGCCTCCTAACATGGTAATTTTACCAACTGAACTAATATCAATATTAAGCGCTTCAGTTAATTCAATATCTGAAATATCTCTAGGGTCAGCAGAATTGTTTAATCCGCCGTGAAATGCTTTTATATCTAAAATATTCTTAGGCATTTTTATCCCATTTAAATAAACGTGTTATGATATCAATTAACGTTTGGTATGACTTAACTATACCACGTTGTTCTATCTGCATTTTCTTTTGTTGGTCAATCAATTTAATAACAATACCTTCTAATCTGTTAAACTTTTGATGTATATCCTTTGTTAAATCATCTTGAATATACTTGTTTTGTTTATATATAAACCACGCTAATCCTAAACAAAAAGCTATGGGTATACCAAACTTTTCTATAACTTCTATAGGATTCATGTTTAATACTGATTAAACTTATCTTCTTCTGCAGCCCTAATTAATATATCTATATTTTTAGGCGTATTCATTGCACTAGGAAGATTATTCATCAAGTAATAATCGCTATTCATTTGCGCAACTTGCTCAGAACTCATTCCTTCTTGAGTAGACATCATATCTGTAAAATGAGGCCTAGACATTTCCCAAGGATTAACGTCTTGATTCCATCTATATTGGTCAGGACCTAACTGGCCTTGAGCTAGATTGTTTTGCATGCGAATTGCAGCATTAACGTGTTCTTGTGTAGGAAACATAGCATTAACAGCATTGTTAAAACTTGCATCTTCATCACGCTTTTTTATTTTACCTAATAATCCTTCAAACATATTTATCCTTTTAGTAATTCTCCCCATAATGAGGCTTTACCATCTATTATTTGTATTACATGAACAGTAAAATTACCACCCTTATAATAATCTACTACAGCAAATGCATGCGCCCATTTATGCTGTCTTCCGCCTAACCACTGATTCTTTTCAGAACTCATATCTTTTAAACAACCCAAACTCCATGCAGACTTTGGACCATCCATATGTGTTACTGTATCTTGCTGTAAAGCATGATGATGACCATATATAATATTGCATCCTAACTTTCTCAGATGATTAGAAGTGTGGTATTGGCCTCCAAAGTGATGTCCGTGATAGTAATATAATTTGCCTATCTTTAGATATTTCCCTGGTGCATGATACTTATAACCACGCTCTTTAAACTTGCCAGCTTTCTCAAACGATAAATCTAAATAAGGATGCTCTGCATTAAAGAAATCTAACCACTCATCGTGATTACCAGCACATATATGCTTTGTCTTTACATTTACCTTATCTAATGACTCATCAATATCATCTAACAGTTCATTCACACCTTTTATATCTGCCTCTACTTGAGGTAAGATAAATTCCAATGGCGGTTTTTTCTTTCTTTTCCATTGCCAATGTGAACATCCTGCAAACTCACCTAAATCACCTAAATCAACGTATATGTCAGGTTTTACTATCTCAATCGCTTGCTTTACTACGCTGATTGCTTTTCTATCGTGAATAGGTGCGTGTTTATCAGGCGTAACAATTGCACGCTTAACGACACCTTTGTCGATACTAGCCATATCAAAAAACTCCTAACTGAAAAGGTCTCTTTCTTTAAATCCCCAATCAAGAGGGGATGTCCAGAGTCCTTTTGCACTTGCAAGCAAAACTTCAGTTTCGCTTCGTGGGAACTTCAAATATAAAGCATCGCATTTTAAGCATGCCCATAATATCGGTTCATCTATTGCTCCTAATACCTCTATTGCTTCCATGTCACGTGATTTACAATGTAAACATCTTTTTGGTTTTTCTTCAAAATGTTCTTCATTTTCTACACCTATAGAATCTATCACGCTATCTGCTTGATTATCTACAATAAGGTCCTCTAATAGTATCACAGGCTTAAATGCCTAAACTTGTTTTAACTTTACTCCAAAGTTTATCATCTAACTTATTCTTTGAAGAAGCTACTAAGTAATCTCCTAAAACGCCTACTACACTTTTTACAAGTTTTTCAGTCATTATATTTTTCATTGTAAAGCCCATTATCTTACTTATCATATTACTCCTTTTACTTTTTAAATTCTTTTACTATTTTAATAGCTAAATGTAAAGCTGTTAACAACCCTACTAATACGGCAATAGCATCAGGCAACCAACCTGTTAAAATTACTCCTGCAGAACTTCCTCCAATAAACGTTGTTTTTAAAGTATCGTCTAGCATATTTCCTTTCTATTCAGTTGCATTCGACTCTTCGACCCAATTATCAGTACTTTGAACTTCAGAAGAATCCCAAACTGTAGACATCGTATTCCAATTAGTTTTTTGAGAACCCCATGATTGCGATGTTATTATTTCTGTAGTCCAGGCCATTAAAAATATGATGGCTTAATAAAGCCTGTTTGATTATAATTTGACCTAGCATATTTTTTTCCCTCTTTTACCATATCCATGTATTTAATATAGAATATCTTATGTGCATCAGCATTAATATTTGGAGGGGTTAAATATCCATCTGCAATTACCTTATGAGCTAACCCTTCATGAAATTGCTTTGGCAATTCTGACTCTTGAGTTAAGGTAGCAGTAAAATCATTTGCTTGTGCAATAGAATAAATTCTCATCTCTTTAGCAACAGAAATAGATTGATAATCACTTGTTTTACCATCACGTGTAACAGCATTAGTAACTTTTTCTACAACTCCTAACCTGCCACTGTCAACATACCAATATCTTTCATTGCTAGATGTAGTAGCTGCGCCTGTTCCTGAGCTAACATCAAATTCATCATCATCTATAACAGGACTTCCAATTAAACGTGGTATATCTACATTATTAACTTGAACACGTAATATTTTAATAATATTATCATCTAATTCATAATATCTTTGACCTGCAATAGATGTTTGTGTATAAGTCTTTTTCATCAACTCTGTTCTTGCACAAAAATCATCTTGGGCCCTATTAAGTGCAGCACGTATTTCAGTGTAACCTTTAGGATGATGTTGCTGTATTAATTCTATTAACTGAAGCTGTTTCATTATTTCTCCTGGATTTCTCCATTATTCATCTGTTCTAACACTTCAATAGCACCTTGAGACTTTATCATCATAGTCTTATGATGCTCAAATTGTGCCCTTAAAGACTCTAAAACCTCATCATTGGAAGGTTTAGTGTCTACTGTTTTTTTATCGCTTTTAATCGCTTTCATTTTACTCTCCTCTAACTATTATTAATTACTAAAAAATGAATTTTACTAGCTGTAGCAGATGCGGCGCCACCAGCTGAGTGTGGATTTACAAGGCTAATTTTAAAACTACCATTTGCAATTGTATGTACAGCAGCAGCAAGTTGAACATTGGGTGTTGTATTTTCATCTTGCACTGTTACTAAAATAACTGAGTCAGTTTGAACCGTTGAATTAGTTACCGTAAATTCAGCGTTTGTTGTAGAAGCCAATGTAACTGCAGCTAATTGAATTACACCACTAGTAGCATTAATAAGAACACCTGTAGTATGGTCTGTAAGTTGCGTTACAGTTCCGCTATTTGTATGTACTATCCCGTCAGTTGCGTCGGTAATAATCATATTACCCCCAACTGTTAATGCACCAGTAATTGATGATGTCCCTGCAGTAGTTGTATTCCCACTTTCATCAACATTAAATAAACTAGTGCTATCATGGTCTTTTACTGTAAAAGTACTATTGTGTGTTGTTTCATCAACGTCATCATCACTATCTAAAAAGACAAAAAAGCTTTTCTTTGCAGACATAGTTATATCGCTTGCAGGAGTTGATGTAATCCCATTTGCCACTAACGTAGTACATGTTACGGTAGAATTAAAAGTAGCTGCTGTACTATCATCAATAGTCAATGCAGTAGCCCAACTATTTATAGCACTACCGCTACCAATACCTGCATTAGCAACTTGAAATACAATATCTCCACCAGCTCCAGAACCTTTACCACGCCCACCTCTTAAATTTAATGCACCACCAGCAATATTATTTGTTGTCCCAGCAGTAGTATCTCCAGCTTCAATTGACAATGCAGAACCTACAGCATTGTGAGCTGTATCTGGTACAGTTATTGTAGATGCTCCACCTGACAATGTTAGAGTAGTAGCAGCGGTTAAACCTCCAGCAATAGTTACATTGTCAGATGTATCCATTGTAATAGTACTTCCACCATCAGAAGCTTTAATGATATTACTACTAACTGTTAAACTGCCATCTATTTGTAAATTCCCTGATTCATCTAAATTAGCTATTTCTGTAGTATCATTGTAAAATCCAAAACTTTGAGATGTTTCATCATTATTATCATCTAAAAGGAATGTTAAATTTCCGTTAGATTTAATTGCTATATCACCAGCATCAGTAGTAATATCTCCACCTTGTATATTAACATTTCCAACCACGTCTAAATTACCAGCAACCACTGTATCGCCATTACTATCTAATGATAATTTATCTACATAAATACCGCTAGCTTTTGACCTAATTTTAAAAGCATCACCATTAGCAATTTGAATTTCCCAATTATCACTGTTATGTGTTGAATTATCAGCTTCTAGCCTAATAAATAAATCTTGGCCTACATTTGACTTAAAAACATATCTATTGGCACCCGACAACGTAGTAGCAGTACCTCCAAATGTTAGATTTGAGCCAATAGTTAATGCTGCACCTAAAGTAACATCACCCGTTAACGTGCTAGTTCCATTAATTGTTAATGTGCCTGTAGATTGTATTCCAGCAGTCGATATCTTTAATGCGCTAGCTGTAGCATCACCATCTTCAATAACACGTAATGTTCCGTCTATTCCTGTATCTGCTACTTTTAATAGTAAAGGATACGTTGATGCTATACTTTGTCCAGTTAAACTTGCCATTACCCTTCACCTCCAATACTAAATTTCATCATATATTCATTTTTTAACATATTCATTTTATCTTGATACCATTTATATTTTTCTGCTGTTACAGCCATTGCACCTTGCGCAGCTTGTAATGTAGCTTGTACCATTTCGCTATCTTCATCTTCTAAGTAATCAAAAATATCTCTGCTTTCTGCAGGAACATTTTCATTAAACATTTTCCTAATTACATCCATTGATAAAGAATTAGTAGTTACATCTTCAGTTAAATCTAATAATTGCTTACCTAATACCATATATGCTGCATATAGCAATATATGTTCAGTATATTTAATAGGATAATTATCAATCGTACTATCGACTGCTATATCACTAACAGAATATTCAGGTAAATAATATACATATGCAGTTGCGCTGTTTGTAGGTAATGGCCTAATATGTAATGTTCTATTAAAAATATAATATGCTGGGTCATCATCTGTCGCTTTATAAATTGAATTATCATTGTCTATATAAGTACGTTGATTTTCAGGCACAAATTTACATGGAAGCGTATTTCGTTCTACATAAAAAATATCACGTTTGTTACTTACATTTAATGACGTTGTAGTATCATTCAATTGATTGCTAGCTTGAACAAATTCTTGCGGATTAAAATTATTAGACTTTTGTAATTTATCAATTACGTCATAACAACCATCAATAATAAACTGATGCATAGTATCATTAGCAGTAGTAGTATCTATTAATACTCCTGATAAATCTTCAATACGTTCTTTATAATTTGTTATTGCTGCCACTATTTTTTACCTTTTTTCTTTTCAGTATTCATTTTACGCCTGGTGTCAGGCTTGACATTACTATGCCACTGATTCCCAACACCACCACTATATACTACTTTTTTACTAGGCATTACTTGCTATTGGCGGAGCATTTAAACCAACTCTCATGGCTACTGTACCAGGGTCTGCACTAGGGTCTAATTTTAATTTATAAAATTTAAAAATACCATCACCAACTGTACTTCCTTTAGTCTCTGTAGAAATTTTAGCACTACTCATTTTTCCGCCAATAGCTGCATTTAATATAGTGCCTGTAGACACAGTAGTCCATTTATTATCACTTAGACTAATATCATTAGTTCCGATTATAGTAAAAGCTAAATTAGCAGACCCTCCTACCGCTGCACCAGTAGTGTTTAATGCAAAACTAAAATAACGACCAGGATATGCAATTGGGTTAGAAGTAATAGCATCATCACTATTTGTGTCAGGGTCATTCCATGTAAAATCACAATAAGGATATCCCACAGATTCTACTCCAGGAGTAGGATTTTGTCCACTTTTCCATTCTGTCACGCTGTCTGCCATAATTTACCTCCTAAGGTTTTTTAGATTTAGGCGGGTCTACTTTACCAGGCTTCTTAGGTGGAACCTTAGAAATAGGCGACTTGCCATTATCTTTACCTTTTGCTTTTTGCTTAGGCTTATCCGCTTTTCTATCTTTTGCTTTGCTTCCACCACTTTTACCTTTAGGAGCAGGAGCAACTTTACCAGACTTGCCTTTTGGACCGCCAGAAATTCCCATTTGCCCCATAAGACTTCCCATTTGTCCCATAATATTATGTAAATCTACATCTATCTTATCACCCATAACTTCTTTCCTTATTTTTATGCCCTAAATGGCACTATTTTAACTTGTAATTTTACAGTACCACCAGTTTGGTTAGTACCTACACGTAATCCTATTGCAGTATGTGTACCATGCAATACAGAACCAGCTCCTGTATCAACAAATGCATCAAAATCAATCATCCTAGGAACACCCCAATTTGTTTGGTTAGGATTAATATCTATAGATGTAATTCCATCAGCATCTCCAGTGACCCATTCATCGCTAATGATACTTTTGCTATTTTGTCCATACCAACCTAATTCTAGAGTTGTATCACTTATAGCATTTGTTGATTTTTCTCTAAAAAAGATTGACATATCAGATGTTACTTCATAATCCATTAAAGGACATAAAATCGTGTCTCCATTTCGCACATATGATACCCCATCACTATTACCACTATTACCAAAATGAAATGTGTATACACCACGTTCTTCTAATATACTCCCTGCTTGTGTCTTGTCTATTCTACCAATAGATTCAGGATATAAAAAACCAGTTCCTGAAGAACCTGTAAATAAACTTTTTCCAAATGTCGTTGCCATACTGCTTCCTAAATTTGTAGCAATAGGGAGCCGAAGCTCCCTATTACATTATTAACTAACCTATTATGATGGGTCAGGACCTATTCCAGTAGTTCCATCACCGCCAATATCATTACCTTTTAAACTAACATTGTCTTCTTCAACAATACAAGTTAAAGTAATAGTATTTGCACTCTCATCCTGGTCTGCTGTCCACCCTATATAATAATAAGGCATTGGATATGCATTTAAGTCAAGAATATCAACATTATTACCTGTTGCTGTAATGTCTGCAACTAAAGTATCTGAAACTAACGTAACTTTAGAACCACCCTCTTCCCAAGTTCCATGTAAAGATATGTCTAAATTACTACCATCTACAGCACTAGCATTTAAAACAACTGTTACATTTTTATTGGCAATTTTAGGGTCAAAACTAAAAAAGTCAATTTCAGTACTATAACCTATTGTAGCACTTGCTGGTAAAGTATATGTTTCTTGATATATTGCTTTACCATTAGCACTAGTTTTAGTAAAAGCCATTTATCTATCCCCCTTCTCTTAAGAAAACTTAAGAATCGCGTGAGTTTCAGGAAGACTTATTTCCAAGCCAGCTTCAGTGATGATTTGGTCTTGTCTACCATCAATTCCATTGTCTTGTACATTTGTCTCAATAAAGGTGTCACGACTTACACCATTACCCACTAAAGGACGATAAGCGACATTGCTTAGGTCTACACATACACAATAATCTTCCCATGGACCTCTTAATAAAGGCTCAGCCACAAAATGAAGATTACCGAATATAGTATTAACTACAGTTACAGTATGACCAAAAGCTCCAGGTACAGTATTAACATCTAATCGATATTGAGATGCACCTACAGAATTGTTCATAAAAGAACCACTACCTAATTTATTTAAATACGTGATTACTTTTCTTGAAGCTAATACTAACTTCTCACCAGAGTTTCCGCCTTCAGGTGCAAAGAAATCTTCCATTGCATCTAAGAAAGCATCATATCCAGATGAAGCATAAGACATATTATATACTTTACCATTTGATGAAGTAAAAGGTACTATACCATGAGAATACCTAGTAGGAGCACCACCACCTGCAGCTTCTGCAGTATTAACAGTGATACCGTCACCAAATAACATAGCTTGCTCTATGTCCATTTTATGTTCCATTAATTTATCTTGCCAAATACGTTGATACTCATTAGCGATACCTCTGTACTCAGTAGCTAAAGCTGTACCAGAAAAGATATTCATTCCAGTTTTGAAGATTTGTGTATAACCTTCTCTGTCATACATTTTATCTTCCCAACCGAGAGGACTATCAGTTCCCTCAGCCCATGCACTACCAATTACTTGGCCTTTATTACCAACTGAAAATACAGTACCAGTAGGAATCGTAGTACCTACAGCGCTTAAAGCTTCACCATTAACTGTAGTAAATCCAGTATCAGTTTCATGATAAATAGTTTTAGTTGCTACAGCACTATTATAAGAACCAGTACCACTTGTTATAGTAGCATCTTCGGCTATTTTAAATCTATACACTACACCATCATCAGCTTTTACCGCTAATATACATCCTGGAACTAAAAATTTAGCATTAGAACCAGTTGATATTTTACCATATTCATCATATTTTGCTGTTAAAATCAAGTCTTCGCCTGCATCAAACTCACCTGCATGTGATTCAGCTCCACTTGTTGTTAAAGCAGCACTTACTACTTCGAAATTACGTCTTTGCCATTGGTGTCTTTGTTCTAGAAATTTAAACACAGGGTCATTAGTTGCTTTTTTTGCTACTTTACTTAAGTAAACAAAGAAAGGACTTTGCATAGGAGCTAATTCAGCTACTCTATCTCCAAAGTTAAAGACTCTACGTGTATTATCTAAATCGGCAGTACCATTACCAGCGGCTGACGCAACATTACTATATACTTGCGACATACTTACCTCTTACTTTCTTTACCCTCTATCAACTGCTTTATCGCCTTCAAGTAGGGTATATATTTATTTAAATGGATTTTTATTATTAAAATCCAATACCATTTTATCCATAATCTGGTCTTCTGTGGAGCCTTGTGCTTGATTACCCGTGCTAGGCATAACCCCCATAGGAGAAGGTATTTGCTGTGCTCTCTTCGTTTGTTCGAACGTAGGAGATGGAGTAGGCTGAACAGGAGTTCCAACTGGAGCGCCTTGTCCTTGCTTAATCCTCCACAATTGCACCAAATTATCCATAGTTAATGAATCAGCCGATGACATATCTTGTATAAAGCTTGTAGCTTCTTGTTGATTTAAGCCGTATTTTTGTTGAACAACATTATTAACATTAGCAATTTCTTGTTGTTGTTGTGCATAAGCTTGACGTCTTTGCACTTCTTCAACACGTGCTTCTCTTTCTTTGTTCAAACTTTCTTGTACAACAGCTAAATCATACTGATGCCTTAAGTCTTTATACTCTTCTATATTATCGCGCCATTCCTCTACCTCGTCTAAATAACGAGCACTTTCACTAGAGCCATCAGCATATGCTTCTTCTCTAGAAAAGTTTCTTGGTTTTTTAGGCTTTACAGGAGCTGAAGGAAACTGTTCTTGTTGAGGCTCAGGTTGAGCAGGCGCTTGAGTTTGTTGCATCATTTGTTGTTGCATAGCCATCATTTGCTGCTGCTGAGCTTTTAATTCATTTAATTCATTATCCTTTTTTGCAGCTTGAGATTGCCAATACTCATATCGAGTATCATCGTTTCTAGCTCCAGTTTCAGGAGTTCCTTGCTCAGGTATTGTTGTTTCGGGTGTTCCAAAAGCGGAAGCCGAATCATCCACGTTGCCTAAAATAATATCATCAACGGACAATTCGCTTGAGGAGCCCTGTGTTGCATTTACTTGTGGAGCTTCAAAAGCATTTGAAGTATCCTGCGTATTTGCATCTTGAGGGGTGTCCTGTACATTTGCGTTTTCCATTATTCTTCTTCTTTCTTGGCTGCTCCAGGTCTACCAGCTGGAGGTGAGCTCTCTTTTATTGAGCGACTGATTTCAGTCTTAACGGTAGATAAGTTGTCATCAAGACGTTTTTCAAATAGGGTGCTAGCAGCTTGCGCTTTATTGCTAACCTTATCCATATCTCCTTTAAACTTCTCAACTTCAACTCGTTTACGAAGATTGACTGCTTCTCTATCACGAGTTTGTAAATCACCACTAAGTTGCTTGATTTGCTCTTGAGCGCCTTGAAGTTGTTGCTGGAGTTTAGCAATAATATCCGTTCTCTCCATAACGCCTTCAATGTCAAATACTTCAGTTTTCTTAAGAACTTCTTCTCTATCAATTAGCCCTTTAGAATAAGCATCCATATAAAACTCAAGTTCTGCATATCTATTGGTAGGTAAGGTTGAACCTGCTACCACAACTACGTCATATTTACCAATTGTAATATTATTCATGATTTTCACTTCACGTGTTTTATCATCATAAAGCTGTCGGTTAATCGCGTATTCTGACATAGAATTGTTTGGCTGTACAACTCTAAAGATTTTCTCTACAGTGTACAACTGCTGCATTAAAGGTATAGCCACTTGAGCAACTCGAGTTAGGCTAGCTTCAATATCAGCTAATTTTGATTTAATTTTTCTTTGACCAAATTCGTCTAAAGATATAGTAGCTTTATAAGTTTGTGGCGCTACTGATGAATTACCCATCATCATCTCGTATAAACCTAATTGATGGTCTATATCATTTTTAGCATCCATTTCATTCTTATAAAGCTCATTAGGAAGAGGTACTGGTTGCACAGGCATAGGAACTCCAGCATCCATATCAACAGGAATTGCAACTCCAGGCTGTGACCATTTTTCTTCAAATTCTTTCATATCAACACTGCCTTCAGGAACTAATATTTTTGTATTAGTACTTGTAGTAGCATGAGCTACTATTAAAGAACGTGTTTTGTTGATATATTCTTGCATATTTTTAACCATTCGAACATCTGATACAGGAAATGGTGTCCTAGTATGAATGTTAACAAATGGAACAATAGGGTAATCTTCAGTAGGAAGCACCCTGCTATATAACTTCTTATCACCTATAACTACACAATGATGAACACGTTTAACTTGCACTCTTGCAACTTCAATTAAGCCTTGTAAAATTAATTGTTGATAATCAATCTGCTGTACATTAGGCTCTTCTGGTGCAGGCAAGTCTTCTGCTGGTATACCTTCTGCTGTAGCATTTTCAACCATTGCTTGCCATTGAGCTGCAATTTGTTGTTGCATTTGCATAATAATCTGTTTAGCTTGCTCTGGGTCAACTACAGGCTGACCTTCAATTATCCAAGCTGGCTTTTGAATATATGCATCAAAATCTTCTACATCTAATAAATCTTCTGTACCACTAAAAGTTTCAAAGATTCTAAATTTATCCACTAATTCTTTAGAGTACCATTCATAACCACGTACATATTCATCATTCTGACCAAATGTTCCATGCTCTGTTTTAGTTTCGGTATCTTCTGGAAATATAGTTTCTCCATCATCCGCTCTATCAGTAATAGGCCTATCTGTGAATCTGTCCGATTCAGCATTGTCAATAGCCTTTTCATACATTGGATATAATTTTTTGGCTTGGTCACGTGTAAAAAACCGAGATATTATAATATTCTCAGCATCATCAAAAAATCGACTCCTTGAATTAGGGTCGACGTATACATCAAGAGGGTCTACACTATGAAAGCATACTTCCCCTTTGCCCATATCCATCATTGGGTCTTGGTACACATGTATATACCCCAAGCCAGTTACGTAGTAATCATCTACTACTTCTCTTATAACTGACCTACCATCAGATATATCGTACATATATGATAATAAATGACTTAACACTTGAGCAACTTTATTATCAGAGTCTTCTCTAGCAGCACATCTAAATGATGGTCTATTAGCAGTTATCATTGCTTTAGCAGCTTCAACTGCAGGATGTATTCTATTAACCACAATAGGAGCTTGACCTCGAGATTCAAGGATTCTTTTCTGCTCGTTAGTCCATTGTTTTCCTAGCCTAAACTCTTTATCTTCTTGAGCATGACTAGCCCAGGTCTCTCTATTCTTAGAATACGTACGAAAAAGGTCTTGTACTTTCTGTACAATTTCTTTATCTGTTAATTTATTGTATTTTTCTTCTGGCATATCTCGTAATATAACCCCTACATTAACTTCCAGTCAAGCATTTTTTTAATTATTCCACTTTTTTCATCATTTTTAACGTATGTTTTAACCCTACAAGCCCTATGTCCATCTAATGCAGTCCATACCGCATCCATAATGTCATCATGCTTTCCTTTAGGGTAAGATAAAAATTCTTTTTGTGCACTTAAATCTTCAGGCCTAAAGTAAAAATCGCCTTTTGCAAAAATAGGAACCAGTGAGAGCAAGCGCTCTGATTTCGCATTTCTAGGTTTAACGCCTCTTTCTAGTCCTGGAATATATAAATTCTCCTCTTGCATCAATTGTTTAGTCGCAGTCCTTAGCGCTTCTTGATATCCGACTGTTTCTATTTTCATTCTCTTAGGCCTGAATTTTTTAAATACAGATATAATTTCATTAGGCTGCTCTGCAGGCGATATGCGTTTTTGTACACAATCAATGAGATATTTTCTATTATCCCCATCAACAGCAATGGTAGCAATGACAAAAAAGTCAGCGCGCCTTGATAAAGAACTAGCAGGGTCAACCCCACAATACACATCAACTGGTATAACTTTTTCTTTATCATCATCGTGTAGCTCCTGTACTAAGCATCCTTGTCCTCCTCTTCTTTCAAACTTATAATGATGCATTTTTATCCATTCAGGTTTAAATGGGGCATCATCAGGAGATTGCGCTATATTCATATATTCCTGGTAAAACCCGTTTAAATTACCTACGGATGCAAATTCATCTTTAATGCCTAATATACGTTCTTTAGGGAATCTTTCTGGCCATATTGACTTTTGATTATCATCCCATATAGAATACCATAAAGTTTTCCATGCGCTACTATCTTTAGCCCAGTATAAAAAACAATCCTCTGATATTACTGTTCCAATCATACATATCTTACCATCATCTGATAAAGAAGGTATTACAGCTTCTGTCATCCACTTTCTATTTTTAGCACGTGCTTCTGGTGTATATGCATTAAGTTCTGACTCAAAGTCATCAACTATAATCAAGTTAGGTCTTGTATCTCCTTCAATAAAACCACGTACTCTTTGTCCAGTACCTACAGCTATTATTCTTGTACCATTAGCTAATACCACATCTGTATTCGTCCAACGTTGTGCAGTAGCTGGTCCTAAATCTCCAAAAACGCCTTTAAACTTATCTGAATGTATCAAATGGTATTTAATACGTGATAAGAAGTTAATAGACTGAGCTTGTGACTCAGACACTATAACTATAAACAAATCTTCTTTAGATGCTTTAAAAGCTGCTCTCCACAATGGATAAATAAGAGTGGTAACAGTACTCTTTGCCGTTCCCCTAGGAGCAGCTATTAGCACTCTTTTTGTGTCGTCATCCTTTAAAGAAGAATACACCTCGTGGTGGAACGGGGGTGTTTGTTTGCGGAGGGCTGTCGGGAAGCAGTATCTTCCAAATAGTGCCATATTCTTCCGCATCTTCTTTAGTGCTTCTAGTTGAGCATATTTTTCTTCAAAATCCATTTAAAACTGACGAGTTATATTAGATGCTACTTTTTTTGTTTTCGTACTTCTTGTTAAATCAAGTAATGCTTTAGGGTCAAATCCAGGACTGCTTGGGTCATATATTATTTCAAAGTCTGTCAATTGCTTCATAAAATCTTTTTCATCTAAACCTTGAATATGCATGCCTTCCATAAACTTCTCTCTAGCCTCTTCAAACGACTTTCGATATTGGTCAAAGTTTTTATGATACCTTATAATACCTTTTTCATACTTATTCATATCTTTAAAGCTATGTACTCCTCTAGGTTCCATCCCCTTGTAATAGTCACTAAACTTCCATTCTTCCCAGTCAGCCTTCGCCTCTTTATCATGTTCTCTACTAATCTTTCTACTTTCAAAATCCTCTACAGGTTTATTCTTATGTCTTGCAATACTCTTCTTTGCAGCTCTAGTTTGTTTAGCCTTAGCTAACAATTTATTTAAAAGACTTTTGTTACTACCAGCTGCACCTATTGCTGCACCACCAGCCCCAACTGGTAATTGAGTAAGCATAGTCACTATATCTTGCACTCTAGGAGACACGCTCATTCCCATAAATTCCCCCGTTGGGAACACTGAGCTCGTTGGCTTGCTTATAGTTCCTAATGCTTGATTTACCTGCTCAGCCATATTAGGGTCTTTCATTGCAGTTTCTAGTAGTAAATTGGTATTATATTTGTTATAGTCCGTCATTCTTCTGTATCTTCCTTCTTCTCCTCAATCTGTACTCTTTGTAATGTCAATCCTTTTTCTTCTTCTTTTAGCTCATCTATAAGCTTTACACTAGAAAAGGCCTCAATTGTATCAGTAGTTTTAACAAGATGCTTCTCTTTCATTCCGTGCATATCTTGAAGGTTATCTACTGCTTTTAAAAGATTTGATATATCTTTTTTGCTTTGTGCTAATTCAATAGCTTGTTTTAATAAATCTAACGTATAGTCTTCGTCTAGACCATGCTCCGTTAATCTTTTTGCTAGTTCATCTCTTACCATACCTTGAAATATCTCCGATTTCATTGTTCTCTTCCACTTACGCTTCTGAGAATCATTAACCTCACCTAATGCCCATTCTATAGCCTGGTCATAATCAGGCTTTAATGCAAACATCATTGCTAATGCTTTCATCTTGTTTTGCTTAGACTGAACCTTTATATATGACTTTCCAGTCATTGTCACGTTTGTTTTACGCCCTTGTACATTTAAAGGCTTATTACTATACTTTGGGTTAAAAAACGTATAACCAAAAGGAAACCTCATGTAAACATTCTTACGACCCGTATTATCAGTATATTCACGACGTGATAATACTTTTGATACATATCCATCATCTGATAAGGCAAATTGGCCAAGTTTAGCCTTTTTCCAAGGTCTATACTTGATATTCTTTTCTTTTGCCTCTTTTTCCCTATAAATAGGATATTCAGTCTCTTTCTTATCACCTCTATGTTTTATTTTAATAATATACACTAGGTAAACCTATAAAGTTGCCAAAATAAAAATAGTACTATTAGTAATACTGCTATGTCCATAATTGTTATATTTCATTATATTACTCTATATCCCAGTAATTATATGTCGATACCCAGTAATCTGGGTCTATGTATACATGCGTTACCATTTAACCTTATTAGCCCAATAAGCTGCTGACATCTTACCTTTTGCTATATTCTTACCATGCCTAGCTTTAAAAGACTTTCTTCTAGCTTTTTGCTTAGCTGACTCGCCTGCTTTAGGTTTACCAGCTGTCTTTATACCTTGTTGTCCAAAACGTATAGTTTTAACCTGAGTACCAACTTTAGCGACAACTACGTGTGATTTAGTCTTATGTCCAGGTGTACGCTTAGGTTTATTATAACCTGATACTCCTGCACGTTTTAATCTAGAGTCTTTTTTTATTGCCATCTTTATTTTTCCTAAATATTTTATTATAATTTTCTTTATAGTCAGTATCAGTAAAAAAACGTTGTACTGAACCTTTTCCAGCATTCTTAGTATCTTTTGGCTTTGAAAACATATACTTCTCTTTACTCATATTTAAAAGCTTTATTAGCAGGAAGATTAACAGTCTTGTCAATTACTTCTTGTTCTTTTTGAACTTTATCCCAATGATTTACCATATCAACAAATTGTTCTGGTTTACCTTTCCCTGATGTATTCCAATACTTTTTCCAGTATATACCTTGAGGACCTAGCTCTTTAGGGACTGCTTCTTTAAAAGGAGCAATACCTAATCTAGCTAAAAAAGCATGAGCAAGTGGGTCTCTAGCATATTGTCCTAGCTCCCCATAAGAATAGCTTGGTTTTTCTGGAGTTCCTGCTTTTATTACTTGAGCTAAGTTCTTAATGTCAAAATCTTCATAACCTTGAGAAACAAACCATGCATTAATATCATCACCTCGTTTACCAAACTTAGGGTCATATAACGGGCTACCTGGTGTCATACGCTGTTGCATATCAAACATTTTAATTGGGTCCATTTGCCATGGGCCCAATGTATGAGTTGCTGTAGAATCAAGACCTGCACCTGCATATGACTCTTTTAAAGCAACATTTGTTAAAAAATCTGATACAGAAGGCATATCAGACAATACAGAGTCTACTGTTTGCGTATTTGACTGTATCTTTTGCATACCTTGCAATACTTCTTTTATTGTCATTATCTCTCCCATTCCGTAAATAATAAATATATTAACGTAAATAAAAAACATAACATCATTAATAGAGTACCAAATTCTACTGTTAAGCGCAACCACATCGGTAAACCTTCTGCCATTATCTTTTATGCCCGTGATGATGCCTAGTATTACTTTTAGCTCTACCTGATTTCTTAGCTTTGCCGCCGTTTACTACTTTTTTCTTCTTTGCTTTAGCCATAATTACTTCTTCTTTTTTTTCTTTTTAACAGCTTTTTTCTTAGGTCTTCCTACTTTACTACCATATGTACCTTTTCCTGATGGCATATTACTCTCCTTCTATTAATTCTGGGTGAATATACGTGGTATCTTCTAATATATCCCTAATAGCTGCCTCTTTTGCTGTATTAAGCATTGGGTCGTCAACATTGCTATACTCGTTATTAAGGACTAAAACAGGGCTTTTACGGACGTTTCTCTTAAAAACTGACCAATGACCCCTATTTACCTTTATATCGCCATAAAATACCATTTCTAAATATAATATTAAATATATATAGAAAACAAGAAAAAAATCAAAAAAAACTTGACTTTAATACTATCTACAGCGTAAATTCAAACGCTACTTCAGTAGCTACTTACTAACGCCAATACTTACAATTTAACGTGTTTATATCTAAATATAGATACTAGTAGCGATTACAGTGGCTACTACCTAATCTCAAAAAAATTTTCAAAAAAAAATTCACAAGTCAATACAGCATATCTGCTGATATTCACGATTTCTCATAAAAACACGTTGAAATACCCCCTTTTGAAAAAATTGCCGTAGAATGCGTGCACGAGATATACACTGCACCCTACCGCGGCGAAATAACTGCCTTGGGGGTGTATTTTCGTTGAAAAGTGTTGTTCACAATGGCTCAACGAAAAGAACTACAACACCCCATCATGGCACTTATGTCTTGCTCTCGGGTGCTCTTGCCCCCTGTCGCTCTGCCGAGCTCTAATGGTTAGTGCTTTGGTTAATAATTAATAAACTTATCTTGAAAGGATAATATTATGAAAAATGTAATTGCTTTAATTTGTTCAACTCTTAGTTCTATTAAATCTAATGTAAAAGATTTATTTGGTATTGTTAACTCTTTAGGTGTATTCAAAAATACTTGGGTTTCTAAAGAATCTGGTAATATTGTAATATCTCTAACTAAAGAGTTAAATGATGAACAAATTGCTTCAGTTAATGCTTTGTTTGAAGATTCTAAATATGAATTACGAATCTCTTCTAGGTCTAATGCCGATAGAGATTCTATGAATTATTTGAATCGTGTTGACTCTGAGTGTTTAATTGTTGTTTGTCAACCTACATCTATCGACGACTTATTGTCTTGTTAATTGATTGATGTTTGTATTTATATTGTGCGAGAGTTGTATTAATTTACGACTCTTGCATAATATACTTTTTTTAATATTACTACACACATTGATGTGAGTTTATAAAGATTTTTTTTAATAATAAAAGGATAAAATGCTTAAAAAAGAGTTAATTAAAGAAAATGAATTACTCAAAAAGCAATTAGAACATAGTAGAAAGATATGTCGTATTCATTCAAGTTATAGAGTGAAAGCATCGCCATTGATTTCTGGTTTGATTGAGCTTGTTAAAGCTTATGAAGACAGTTCTGATGAGTAATCACTTACTACCTGAACATGTAGATAAACTGTTCTTTTTTAATATGTTTATACATAATTGCAGATTTTAATAAATAGGAGATATACATAATGGCAGATAAACCAAGGCATAAAGAGCCTACAAATTTTGAACATTGTTGTAGTTGTTGTATTGAGCAAGAAAAAAGAATTAAGCATTTAGAGTATACTCTTAAGCAGTATAAAGAGAGAATAAAAGATGCATACATAAAAACGATAAATAAAAGGAGAGAATCGAATGAATTAAATCCAGTATAAATATTATAAATACTCTTTCTTGATAGTCCTAGATATGACTTTAAACTGTCTAAAATTTAGATTTAAATAAACTACCTAAAAGAGACAGTCAAGCAATCATATATGTAATTATTTGCCCCAAGAGGTGTTATATGGGTGTCGTCATAGAGGCAGAGTGGCCACAATAACTGCTGTAGAAACTTTTAGGTAGTTTTAATTTTTTTAATAATAAACACGTAAATATAAACAGGAGAGATGTCTTATTGGCTGATAACCGGGATGATTAGTAGTTTAGCTATTAGTAACTCATCTGACTATTGGCATCTCTTCATAGCATAAGGAAATAGCATTATGAGAAATAGTAAGCAAATTAAAATGGATAGGCAAAAGAAAAATACTTATCTTAAACAGCATGGTAGAACCCCTGCACAAATAGCACGTATAAAAGCGAGAAATGCTAAAAGAAAGGCGGTTTAATATGGCTTGGAAGTATTATAAGGATGGTGAATTAAAAGCAGAATGTGATGATATTCCTGAAACTATGGAAGATGCAGTAATGGAACTACAAGCTAATGGACATGATGTTAGTGATTGTGTCGTAGACCATAAAACATGTGATGATTGTTGGTCACCTGATTATCCACCTGTATCACTTACATTTGGAGAAGAAGAAGATGAGTATAATGAGTATTCATTGACTCATACAGTTGGTAGAGATGATATAGAACGAACCCCATTACAACGGTTATTTGTTGAACCATTAACTGATGAAGAAGTAGAGCATTGGGAAAAGTTCTATAAGAAAATAGAAGAAGAAAACAGAGCATTAAAAGTAGGAGATGACTTTATGAATAAAGTATGGGAAAAAGCTAAACCATCACGATTAACTAGATTTAAAAGATGGTGTAGTAGCTGGACAGATGAAGAGTTAACTTATTTAATAGGTTGGCTATTTATAGGGTATTTAATGATAGGTATTATTAAATATCAACCAAGTATATTAGAGGTTATACTCTGGCCATTTATATAACTTACTGACGGAGTAGAGAGCATCCATCGTGAGATATGCCAGGTCTAGATATTATGACCCTTTTGATACTCTGAAAAAGAGAGCTGAGTCGCAATTAACACAAAACTTAGCTCTCTACCTCAATTAAACAATTAATTAAGTAGCAGCATGCTGAACACGCAATATATCCATTTTGTGATATATCAGTATATAACTGCTACTTAATTAATATAAACACGCTAAATAAATACGCAAAGGAGTAGTAATGACAATTAATCAATTAATTAACAAAGATGTAGATAATCATGTTAAAGATAATTATAATGGCACTTATACTATTAAGGTAAAATCTATTAGTAAAGATGCTATTAGACCATTTCAGCATACTACATATAGAATAACAGAATGTTCTGTATGTGGTGATACATGTCCACAAAGATTAGATGCTTTAAATAATAAAAGAGCATATTGTACTAAAAAATGCCAACAATATATGCAAATGTATATGAATAAAAGAAAAGTATATAAAGATGGTTGGAGAGTAAAGAAAGATGGCTATGTATATAAAAGAATATGGGATAATAGGTATAAAGGACAATGGGTTTATAAACATAGATATGTAATGGAACAACATTTAGGTAGACAATTAAAGAAAGATGAATTTGTCCATCATATCGATTGTGTTAAAACTAATAATAATATTGACAATTTATGGCTATGTAATGCTAGCAGTCATGCTTTAGCACATAAATCTGTTGAAAAATTATTTCCTATATTAATGAAAAATGGTGGAAAATTAAGCTTTAATAAAGATAAAGGTATCTACTATCTTTAGAAGGAGCAGTATGGAAAAAGTAGTAAGTGTTATGGAACAATATCACGTATTTAAGAAGAAAGTAGATAGAATGAACAATAAAACACTAAAAAAAGCATTAATTATTATAGATAGTGCTGAAGGTGTTAGTCATGATGATTTCTTTGAAATAGCGGTATTGTTATTTTTAGTAGATAAAATGAACATACAAGTAGAGGAGGAATAAGTATGTCAGAAAAATTATATGGATTGACTGAAAAAGGCAAGAAATTGCTTAAACAGTTAAAATATAATAAGCAAGAACGCGTAAATATGGTAGATATGGCATCTAGCATATTATTGATTAATCACGAGAACAAGAGTTCTCACAATTCATCGCAAGATGAGAAAGAGAGTAAATAAAGATGGCTACAGAAACAGTAGTAACTACAACAGAAACAACTATTCAACTAATGAATGGTACAATGACATTACAACCAACAAGAGTAGTAATGGCAGCAACTGAAAATAATGCAGCAAATACAGTTGGAGCATTAAGAGAAGAGTTAGGATTATCAGGTCATATTTGTGTAAATGATGTTGACTCTTCTGATGCAACACCAATTGCTGAAGATGATAGAGTTGTTCATGTTGCAGGTAATAAAAGAGGTGGTAATCAGTAATTATCACATTGGGTACAAATAAGGTTCTTTTAAGGAATAGGAAACGCACAGTACATTGAGCTATGGTCCAGACTCCATTATAATGAGTCAATGGAAAATTAGCAATAGATAGTCAAGTCACGCCCTATAATCCTTAATCAGCTTATTTGAATAATACTAGAATACATCAGGGGGGATACTTATCCTTTCCTATCGAGATAGATGTGTGATACAATCTCCCCTGAGATAAATAAAGGAGTAAATAAAAATGCAATATTCATTTGATTTTACAGAACAACCAGAGACACCTGATTTAGATTTAAGTCATTTAAACTATCAACAATTATCAGGATTCGCTGAATTTTCAGAACAATTAGCTAAGTTTAATGAACAATATGAAATGGATTTAGTAGCTACTAGAAGTGCTAGATGGCAACCAGGAACATATAATAAACTTAAAAAAAGTATAAATAACGTTTTATATCCACATTGGAAAAAGAGACGCGGAGCTAATAGTATTCATAAACTATTAGAAAGAAATAACTGGCGATATCAAAACTTTCAAGATTCATTACATAAACTTGATAATATGTTATATCGTTATCGAAAAGATGGAACAGAGCTTTATAGTGATGAAGATTTAAATGAAGCAAAAGGATTATTATATCAATTGTTAAATAGTTTTACAACAGAATATGATAATGTTAAAGTAGATATTAGTCCTATTCCACATTTCGGAAGAACATTAAGAGGATATCGTGGTGGCAACTATGATGATGCTAGAACCGATAAAGTTGGTAGATTATATCCTGAGATTAATGAAAATAATGAAATTGCTGGTGTATGGAACACAGTAATGTATGAAAATATAGAACACGCTAATAATATTAAATATGACCATTTTGGAGAATCTAATCCAGCTAAATGGTTTATTAATATAAGAGTGTTATTAGATGATGTAAGAATCAATGTAACTAATGCTGATATGAGTAGAGAATATGCTGAATTGCCTTATGGTAAATTAGTAGTATGTTTTACTGTAGATTTAGTAACATTGGTTACAAATCATCGCAGAATAGCAAAAGGTCAACATATGGTTAAAACTGAACATGTTGGAACAGCGGCTCATAAATTTCCACATTTATATGGAATAGAGCATCCATTTGTATATACTACTGATACATATAGCGGAACTAATATGGTAAATCATTTCAACACGTATGGCAATGGGAATATTTGCTTAGGTGAACTAGGTAATGATATATATGGAGCTATATTTCAAGGTAATATTACATTACTTAAAATGTATCTTAATATATGGGCTAATTCATTTTCAGTAGGAGTTACATCTCCATTAAACAATCTATCTAAAGTATCATTTGGAGTTAGAGAAGAATGGGATGCAGATGTAAGAGCTCATATATCAGGTAGTAGTGGAACATGTTTTAAATATATCAAGCATGCTAATGCTGATGAAAAATCAAGCTTTCTTGATAAGTTTTGCAATGGATGTGCTATTACAGAAACATGTAGAACATATGCAAGGCTTAATACAGATAAAGTATCATGGGCAGATGTAGCTGATTCCAATTGGGTACAAGCATTTAATATACTATGTACGCATTTAGATGGTGAAGTAGATACTAGCAAAATATATGAAATGTTTGCTGATTTATATTACTTTAAAAGTATTAATAAATTCAAACGTAGAACTATAGAACGTACTTTTGGTTCATTTATTGACGTTAGAGACTGGAATGATTATCGTGAAATTGTAGATAATTTTATATTAACAGGACCTAATGAACATAATATTGTCTTAATGTATGAAATGTATGCACGTGGTTTTGTATTAAATAAAGTATATATGGACAATAAACAAATGTATGAAGAGCTAGCATTACAAACTGAAAACATGGGCTTTGAAGAAGCTATTAGTAAATTAACAAATAACGATATAGAAAATAATCACTATTCTTGGCTATATGCACAAAGATATGTGTCAGCTAGAGAAGATTATTGGACATATAATAAATTCCTTAACGGGAGAGAGGAAGGTGTTAGGTATGAATACTAAACCTGAAAATAATAAAAACAAAAAGTTCTGGATATCACACGAGAACTTCGATAAAGTCATAGCATATGCTGAATCAGCTTATAGACAATTTACGTCTGAAATAGGTGGTCAGTTAGTTGTTTTAGAAGATGAAGAGGGTGATTATATATTAGAAGACCCTGTAATTCTTAAACAAGAAATATCAGCTAGTAATTGTGAAATGGACGGTGGTCAATTAGCAATTCACTATTCTAAAATGATAGGCAAGCATGGTAACGATGTAAGGCATTGTTGGTGGCATAGTCATCATACAATGGGAGCATTTTGGTCAGGTACTGACGATGCTACTATATTAGGGCACCCTGCTGATGACTGGACATTATCTTTAGTAGTTAATTTAAAGAGAGAATATAAATTACGTATTCAATTCTTTAAACCATTCCTACACGAAGAAAATGTAGAATTAAACTTCCTTCAAGAAGAACATGATGTTAATGATGCAATAGATGCAGAAGTTAAAAAGTTATGTTCTAAAGAAACACCACGTGTTATTACATATGGTGGAACTCAAGGTAATTTATGGAAGCAACCAAAACCAGCACATGGATATGGCTATAATTATGGCTATACGTATGGTTTATGGGAAGATGAAAATGAACTTGAGTTAACAGGAGTACCTGATGCATTATTTGAAGCATGTGTAGAAGAAATGGATAAATTATCTGATAATTTTACTGATGGTTCTATAAAGCTAAAAGTCTTTCGTAAAGGAGTAAAATCTATAAATGAAAGACTAAAGCAATATAATGTTAGGGTATTAAAGAAGATATCAAAAGGCAATAGAACAGATATAGATAATGAATTGCTATATCTACATGCACATGATATGTTTGAAAACATAGAAGGGAGTAAACAGAATGCGAATTAATGAAAGAAGCTTGCATTTAGTCAGTGATTTTGACGATAAAATCTTTCACATTCTTGGTTGCGGAGCTATTGGTAGTTCCGCAGCTACTCAACTAGCAAGAATGGGTGCAATGCAATTTGTATTGTATGACTTAGATAAAGTTGAGATACAAAATGTTGGTGTAAGCCACTACATATATCAGGATATACAAAAGCCTAAAGTAGTAGCATTACGTGAACATTTAGAAAATATAAACCCAGAAGTACGTGTACATGAACAATATGGTAGATTTACCAAGTTCATTAAACCCATAGGAGAAGGTGACATAGTAGTTTTAGGGTTTGACAGTATGGATAGTCGCTTAGAAGCCGCGGAGGAATCTATGAAAGGTAAGAATAAACCTTATCTTTTAATAGATGGTCGTATGGGTGCGGAGGAATATCATCAGTTTACATTTAGAAAACCAACTCTTAAAGAATATAAGAGAACATGGTATTCTGATTCAGATGCTGAAGATGAACCCTGTAATGCTAAAGCGACTTCCTACTGTTCTAATATGAGTGGAGCTTTTATAGCTAATACTATAAAGAAAACGTTAAATGATGAAGACTGTCCTAAGCAATTTTTCTTTACATTTC